ACATGGTTACATCAGAAGCAAGTATGAAAGCGTTTGAAAATTTCCGTGGAAACATTCGTGAGATGCATGGTCCAAATGCTGTAGGCAAGATGATTTCATTTAGACCAGAAACATACTATGATACAGAAACAAAAGAATTTTATAACGGAGTATATGTAGACGCATATGTTTCAAAAGGCGCACAGGATACTTGGGAAAAGGTTCTTGATGGAACCCTGGCAGGATTTTCAATCGGCGGAAAGATTACAGAGTCAGACAATGAAGTTAACAAGTCAACAGGTAAGCCAGTAAGATTTATTAAGGGATACGAATTGATGGAACTATCAATTGTAGATTCACCAGCAAATGAACTTTGCAATATCTTGTCAATTCAAAAGATGAACGGACAAATGATCTTCAAGGGCATTGCAGTAGATGTCGTAACAGAGAATATTTTTTATTGCAAAGAAAGTGATTCTGTTTTTATTTCAACAGAAAAAACATATGAGTCTCCAATCACTGGAAAGCCAGCCGAACTAATCGGATGGGTAGAAAGCTCAGATGTTAACAAAGCAAAAGAGATAGATAAAATTCTTGATTTATACAAGTCAAGATCCACGTTGCCTGAAACACAAACAATTGCAAAACAGGCAAACGCAGAAGGAGGTAATGAAGTGTCAGAAAATACAGAAACCACTGCAGTTGAAGAGACTGTAGTAGAAGAAGCACCTGCTGTTGAAGAAACACCAGCTGCTGAAGAAGCTCCTGCAGAAGACGCAGTAGCAGACGCTTCTGCCGAAACTCTGGAAAAAGCAGCCGACGTATCAGAAGTTGAGGTTGATGAACCTGATTTTGCAAAGATGTTGGGCGATCTAAAAGGCTTTTTTTCAGAAACTCTAAACAAGGCTACAGATGCAAATGCAGCACAGGTTAAGACTGTTACAGAAACAGTTGAGACTTTTAGCAAGAGCGTTGATAGCCGAATCACAGAGTTGGCAGAACAACACGCAGTCCTTTCAAAGGCTGTTGAAGATATCAGAAACACGATTGATGGCGTACAGAAGCGTGTCGATGCAGTAGAAGGTGAGACTGCAATTAAGAAGTCCTCAGACCTTGGCGGGTCTCAGGAAGTAAGTACAATCAAGAAATCAAAATGGAACGGTTCTTTCCTCGGTTCCGTAAACGAATTAATTAGATAAACAAAGGTAGGTGAAAATATATGAGCAATGAATTATTAGAAAAGTCAGTAGCTGCTAACACTAGCGTTACAGGTAACATGACAGGTGCTGCAGTAGCTACTACTGGAGTACACATTGGCTCTGAGGGTGAAGGTGGACTCCTTAACCCAGAGCAGTCAGCTCGCTTCCTTGACTATATGTTCGACGCAACCGTAATTGGTAAAGTCGCCCGTACAGTAAGAATGAAAGCAGACACAACAGAGATTGATCGTATGTCAGTAGGCGAGAAGCTTATGAAGCTCGCAACTGAAGCAGACGACACAGCAGCTAACTCAGCTGTATCATTCTCAAAGATTTCTTTGACAACAAAGAAGCTTCGTCTAGATTGGGAACTATCAACAGAGTCTCTAGAAGACAACATTGAGGGTCCAGATCTAGAAGATCACATCGCACGTATGATGGCAACACAGGCAGGTAACGACATTGAAGATGTAATCCTAAATGGAGATACAACTCTAACAGGAGATGCATTGTACAAGTCATTTGACGGCGTTGTAAAGAAGGCAAAGGCATACGGTCACGTTGTAGACAACGGTGGATCAGCAATTTCTCGTGCAGCATTTAACTCTGCTCTAAAGGAACTTCCACGTAAGTACAAGCAGCGTCGTGCTGATCTTCGCTTCCTAGTAGGATCAAACTTGATCCAGGACTTCCTATTTGCAAACAGCATTGGTACTAACCAGACAATTCCACAGGATATTGCTTCAAGCATCATCCGTGGTGATGTACAGCCAGTCTCAGGACCAGCAGGTTACGTAGCACCTTATGCATTCGGTATTCCAATTGTTGAAGTTCCACTTCTTAACGAAGCACAGGACGGCGACTATTCAGGAGAGACAGGAAACCACGGAGACATCCACTTGACATTTCCTAACAACGTAGTTGTTGGAATCAAGCGTGACGTAACTGTTTACCGTTTCTTCTGGCCACGCAAGGACTCAATTGAGTACACAATGTATACTCGTGTTGGTGTCCAGATCGAACAAGCAGATGCTTGGGTCGTTGTGAAGAACGTTAAAGTAGCTTCATAATTTAGGATTAAATCCGCAAGAGAGGCCCCCAATTAATTTTGGGGGCTTTTCATTTTAATTTACTAATGCTATAATTAATTGACCTAGAAAAAGGAGAATATGAGATGTCATTTGACACCCTAAAGGTAGCAGAACTAAAGAAAATTGCAGAGGACTTTGCAGTTGAGACAACAAGCTTAAAGAATAAAAACGATATTATCGCAGCTCTAACAGAAGAAGGCGTAACCTGGGCAGTGTACGAACAAACAGTTAAAAAGATCAAAGAAGAAGCAGAAGAGATCGAAGTGACACCTAGATTTGATAAAAACCAGAAGCTTACAGAAGATATGGTGCTTGTCAGAATGACTAGAGAGAACTTCCGCTATGATATTATGGGATACACATTCACAAAAGATCACCCATTTGTAGCAATGTCTTCAGACAAGGCTCAAGCGATCTTTGATAAAGAGGAGGGTTTTAGACCAGCTACACCAAAGGAAGCTCAAGACTTCTATAGCTAATCTAAAACATAAATAATGGCAGAAATATATAAGGATCAAACATCACCTATCAAGACTAAAATATTTTGGGCAGGTGAAATTGTTGATGCAGATGACGATTTAGTTTCTGCCGCTATTTACGACATAACAGAAGATAAGACAATTTCCCCATCGGTTAATCCAAATACTGTTCTTGTAACATTATCTGCGACAAAGCTTGAGACAGACATTGGTACCTATCAAATTGTTATACCTTTTCAGTATTGTCAAAGAAATAGAAAGTTTAAGATTGTCTGGTCATATGAAGTTGGCGGAGTAGAGGCATCTCATATTTACTATACAGATGTAGTTACTCCTTATGCAAACATGGCCGATATTATAGAAGAGCTAAATATTGGAACAGACCCATCAGATCCAAACTATAAAACTTATCATGAGCTTCAAATGGCAGAAAAATATGCTAGAAAGATAATTGAAGAATATTGCAATCAGTCTTTCTATCTTTATGATGATACGGAAATTGCATATGGCTCTGGTTCAGACGTACTAGCTCTTCCATATAGAATACATCAAATACATAAGCTTTATGAAAATGACGTTCTTGTTGTAGATAATATTAATTCAGAGAATAACTGGATATTCGAACCAGTAATTTCTGAATCTAATTTTGGAATTAGAGTAAACAGGCAAGACTTATTAGATAATGTAACTTATACAGCTAACGGATTAATTCCTCCATCAATTAATGATAGAGGATATTCAGGAGCATTTAGAGAAGATTTTAGATATGTTGTATCTGGAAGATTTGGCTGGCCAACAGTACCAGACAATGTTCAAGAGGCATCCTTAATTTTAATTCAGCAGTATTTTGACAGAGATACTGCATGGAGAAACAAATACGTTAAGAGTATAAGCACCTTCGACTGGAAGTTTGATTATATGGGAGGTGCCCATACTGGAACTGGAAATCTTTATGCAGATAAGCTTTTGGATGCATATGTAATTAGAGGAATGGCAACATTCTAAAATGGATATAATTTCATCAGTGTTACCAATGCTGCTAGATGTTTATGTTCAAGCAGACACCCAAGACCCAGATACTGGTGCAATTGTAAAAGAGTTTCAATACAGAGCCACATTAAGCTGTCATGCAAAGGGAATTATTAGTAACTCCGCAACAGCAAGAAGTGGTGATAGACAGGTTATAGCTAATAAATATTCTAATGAGCAGATGATTCAAATTAGAACCATAGAAAAGTTAAATCTTAGACATAAGCTTACAGCAATCAGAGACAAGAATAATAACTATATATGGAAAGAGCTAAACTATCCAACAGAGTCACCAACCGTATTCGAGGTTATTGGAGTTACTCCTATGCTTGATCCATTTGGAACAATTGTTGGATACAGCACCGTAGCTAAAAGATCGGAGAATCAGGCAATTGGAGTCTAATGCAGCATTAGTATCTGTAGCCAGTGGATTAGAAAGATTAATGACTGGATCAAATACTTCTATATTTAAAGACTCAACCGTTGCTCAAATCTCTGCTACTGTTTATTATCAAGCACAAGTTATGGCAAAATTAACATCAAATAAGAATTTTCAGAATAAATTTAACACAATAATATTTAAACAAATAGAGGAAGACTTTGGCGCATATATAGACGCCAAGGCAAGAACCTCACCACTAGCACTTCATCATGTTTATGAATGGAAGAAAACTGGAAACCCAGGTTCAAGACTGTTTGAAATAAATAAGTTATCACAAGATGGATTGTCATTTAAGATTGGATATTCTTTTAAATTATCTAAATCAATGGTTCCAACAAGTAGGGGTAACCACAGACATGTATTCGCAAATAAAGCATCTGTCATGGAAGCTGGAATGCCTGTCATAATCCGCCCAAGGTCATCTGAGCGACTTGTATTTGATGTTGATGGTTCTACCATCTTTATGCCTAAAGGGGCTTCAGTGACCGTTACAAAGCCTGGAGGGGTTAGAGTAAAAGATACCTTCGCAGTATCATATAAACATTTCTTTACAGGCAATTTAGTTAATTTATCAATCAAGAAATCTGGATTTCAAAGAATGTTTAATAGTTCAATTAGTAAAGCATTAAGTATCCCAATTGATATTAAGAGAGTTAAATATTCATTTTCTCCTAATACAGTCAGAGGGCAAGCAGACTTTGCTTTAACTTCAGCATTTGGAGGTGCATAATGGTTAATTATAAATTAGACGCAATGCTTGAATTACGAAAGTACATTTGGAAGCGGCTAAAAGATACAGAGATATTTAATGAGGATGATTACTATAGTGATAATATAGGAGAGATTACAGTCCCTATTATTCCCGTCCAGCAAGTACCTGAACTAAATCAATTCTTGAGCGGCAAGAAGCATATTGTCTATGACAAGATAGGAATGTCATATGAAGACCTATGGGCTATATGCTGTGAGCAAATCCTATTTACAGTCTACTCAACAGACATATCTGATATCAATGAGATTAGAAACTTTATGGTAGATGAATTTAGAAGGGTAGATGAGTCAGCAAGAGATGTCAATAATTGGACAGGCCTATCAGACAAATTCCAGTTCTATAGTATATTCATTGCAGACATGTCCCCAACTGAGCCATCTCAGGAAATGCAGGGATTTTTGTCAACAGACATAATCTTAGAAATTAAGTATGCAAGATCTTCGGGGTCAGACGGTAGATTTATTTAGTTTGCCTTTTTACCCAAAAAGGCCTATTATTATACCAAGAGGAAAGACAGCCTAGCCAGCTTTGATAGATTTTATTTATGATTTTGAAATAACAGGAGGTAAAACAATATGGCAATTTCAGCCGCAAATAATGCAAAGAACATCATTGTTGGTGCTTCACCATTATTCCTTAGCGTTGCTACCACAGGAGATTCTTCACTTGACCCAACAGTGGGTTCAAACAAGGAGTCATTCTCATCAACAGCATCTTACACAGATACTTTGAATGCAGCAACAGCTAAATGGAAGAATGTTGGATTCACAAACAACGGTCTTCAGATTACATACAACCCAACTTATGGAAATGTAACAGTAGATCAGCTTCTTGACAGCGCAAAGCTTTTCAAGGAGTCTATGGAAGTTATGATTGCAACAGAAATGGCGGAAGGCGTTCTTGAGAACGTACTCGCAGTTTTTGGACAGCCAGGAACAATTTCAGGTGGATCAGTAACAACAATTACAGCAGATGAGACACTAACATCTGCAGATCCAACTTCTTCA